TTCGTAATTAATCAACTCGAAGTCGTACGGAGGGTCTAGTGAATCATAATTTTCCTGTATGCTGCTTATTGCTTTTTTCTTTGTAAGAAACAGTACTTTTTTAGCATCCAACCTTTCAGATATTCCAAGCGCACAGTACGTCTTACCGGTCCTTACTTCCATAGCTAGATACACAAATCCTTTCTTAGATAAAATCTCTGAGCCTCTATTAATAATATCCACCTGATAATTTCTAAACTTGACTCTATTGTTCCTGGTAATTCCATCGGCAACTAAGTCTAATTTATTTAGAAACTCTTCCATATTTTTTGTCATTTCAATCCCTATTAAAGACCAATCGACTCTCTCGTTTAGTTTAATTTTGTGTCTGTTCATTAATCTAGCTTTTAAGGTCGCTTTAGCGTCCGTATTTCCATATACTGTAGAATGAATAATCTTACGGCCTTTTTTACCTGTAACTTTTATTAATCCTCTCATACACTATCTATATCTAACAGCCCATTTATATCGACCTCGCTCATATCTACCCAGTTTTTCATCATCTCCTTAAATTTAACTGCGTCATCTTTATGTATAGCAAATCTAGATAGCTTGTAAACTTCGTATGGATAATTATCTTCCGTCAATTTCAGCTCCTTGAGCTCTACGCCTTGAACCCCTTGCATTGGATGGTAATACAGATATGTCATGGTATACTCTTCTCCAAACTTTGGCCACTTCTCCAACTCTATTTCAGCAGGTCTGTCTTTGTCGTTTATGCACATTAACCTAATCATTGTTTCTTTGTATTATGAACCATTTTCCTGCTGAATCTCTGCCGCTAAGAGGCTTGACTCCGGACACATGTATAGCATAGGCTTCTATCCATTTATAAAACCTAGATCTAGGGATAGCAGCTTTTCCTTTGTAATTATTGGAGTAGTACTCTTGTATGAAGTCTTGATATGCCTGGCCTCCACTAAACAGTCCGCCTTTCATACCTCCTTCACCCTTGAGTATGTAATGTTCTTCTCCAGATGTAACACCAACCCAATCAATAAAGTTCCTAGATGTTTTGGATTGAAGTATCTTGATGTTCTTATTCTTAAGTTCAGACTCCTGAAGTCCTTTCTTAATATACCCCTGCAAGCACTTCAACATATAGTTGTCAAATTTAAGAAATTCATCCTTATCCCAATCTTCGAATAAATGCCTACCTGCTTCGTCGTATGGAGTATGGTCTCTCGTATAGTGCCTATGCAACTCTACTTCCCACTTCCTACGAGCAAACGAATTGCCGGACCCTTCTATCGCATAGTTCGTTGTTATCGCAACCTTTGGAGATTTCTTAAATGGTATCTTGATGGCATCCTTATTCTTCTTTTCTAGCGTAAGTCCTTCGGTTATGATACTGAATAGTCGCTCGAAGTCGAAATGTTTTTTAACGTCGTCGAAACACAGTATTTGCGTGTCTGCAGATACTGTTTGATATGGAAATGATTTCTCAAAGTTAAACGTCTTGCCGTCTATGACAATTACTTTTTTCATTTGAGATAGTGCGTTAACGAATAATCCTTTTCCTGTACCTCCTTCTGGATTATCAGATATCTCTTCATCACCAAGTATTATCGCAGGTGAGTAAGATGAATTCTTGTATCCGTGCATCATATAGCCTATGGTAGATTCCATTGTAGATATCCTACCTTTTTCCTGATTGCAAATATTGGCTATGAACTTACTATAATCGCAATCTTTAAACTTTTTTTCAGAAAAGTTCCTATCTATAACGTGGTCTCTCCAAACATACCCATCAAGGTCTAGGTAATCTATCGTCTCGACACTATATTCTGTTATTTTCACTGCGCAATTCTTGTAGTATAGGTACGCAGTATCTGAAGTATCTCCAACAAAGTATATATCCACAGTAGATAGTAGTGTTAAAAAATCCTCCTTGAATAACGAAACCTTCTCTGCAAAATAATTATACACTGACTTATCTTCTAGTGCCATTAAGTACTCTAAGGTATGGTCTTTAAGTTCTTTCTCTGATGAGTTATCTATTAAGTTGTTTACAATTCTAACGAACACGTAGTTTGTTCCGCCTTCAGGACAGTACTTGAAGAATCCGCTATCCTCTAAAAACTTTTTGAACAATATAGGGACGACCTTAATGACTCCTTTGTTTGATTTAGTCCAGAATTTAACATTTGAAGAATCTTCTTCTAGCCTGTCTATTACAGCGTGTACCGTATCGGCGTCAACTTCGCCCAATCCAACGTCTCTAACTATATCTTGCCTCGACTCTCCATTTCTTAGTTTAACTTTTATTTCGTTTATCTTCGACTCATCTTCGAAGTATTTCGTATTATGAACTTCAGTCTTTCTATACGCGGAAGATACAGTTGTTTTTATTTCACGCTTAGTGAATCCAGAAGACTCATACTTGCTTAATATAAATTGAGATGTAGACTCTGCTATACCGTACTCGTTAAGAGCCTGAGCTATTATGTATATGTTTTGATTTCTAGAGCCCTCATTCATAGGGTATTTATTTTCCCACCACTTTATAAGGATATCTATGATTTTAGTTTCATCTCCCATAGATATCGTTAAGTGACTGCTGCTTCTTACAACTTCGACTGGCTCGTCCTCCTTAATCTCATCCCAGGTTTCTGAGTCTTCGTTTATAAATACATCCTTATCGTGAGACTCATAACAGACTCTTGATATATTTTTCGACGTAGTGTCGAAGTAATTTGAGTCGTAATAATCCTCTAAAGCATTAAACATCCCGATGTGGCTTTCAATTAATGGAGGAACTTTAACTAAGACTTTGAGTCCTTTGCCTGATGGAGATACAAATACTGCGAATGTGTATTTGTCTTTTGAGAACATCTTCTTGTCAGACATAAGGCTTTTTCTATCTTTATATCCGTCAAAATCTAGACACATATATCCGCTGTGTTCTATTATATTTTTATCGTATCTCTTTGTGAACTTCCCACTAAAACAAATAGCAGGTAATTTCTTTTTTGCCTCATTCCTAGCGCTACTGTCCTTCTCGACTCGTATCTGTTTTATTAGGTCTTTTGATGCTCCGTTCTTTATTCTGTCAAGAACATAATCAATGCCTCTATAGAATGGAGCTTCCGTTTCCTTTATGTTTTTAAATATTGTTACTGTTGACATTTTCTTAAATTATCATAAATGTTGCCTTGTGCTGTGTTTGTGCTGTGTTTGTGCTGTCTAACTTGCTGATTGTAAGCATCTGTGTTAAGAATGCTGTCTTTTACCCTATAATTTTTTGAGTAAAAGTAGTAGTAGTATATATAAAAGATAGTAGTAGTATAGGGGAGTAACATCTTAACATTGTTAGCATCCCCTATATCTATACTATTCTAACTAGAATGGAAGATCGTCTTCCCCTTCCTCTTCCTCTTCCCAAGGTTCGGGTGTTTGTGCTGCAACTTTTGCTTTAGGTTTTGATTTTTTACCTCCACCTGCCTGTGGTTCATAGGTATTCAGCTCTATGTAGTACTTACCTCCTTGAGATAGTTTTACATCTAGGTTTACCCAACCATTCTTTTCGTGTTCCTGGATAAACGCTGTCGCGTCTTCCACTTTAACTGCGATTTCTCCGATTACGAATTCCGGTGCTTGCTCTCTGCGCTTGAATATAAATCCATCTGCGAAAATTTTGTCTGCCATAATTTTGATTATTTTTTTTTACTTTTCCTCAAGGTTTAAATAGAAGGCAACCTATTGAGGAGGTAAGGTCGCCTTCTGTGTTATTAAAATAAAAGCTTTGCAATATAGGTTAAAAGAACACTGTAGATTCCACTTCTTTAACTTCTTCTAAGAATTCTTTACCTTTTTGCCTAGCAATCTCAGCCCACTCTGAAATCGTTTTCAAATCAGGTGACGTTACTATTTTTGGTTTAATTGGTTGACCTTTAACCCCAAACTGAGGAACCTCTTCTTTCTTTTTCCAACCAAGGTCTAGGACGGTTGACTTCTTGAGTTCTTTAATGTAGTGCCTAGGACTTTCAGGTCTATAAGCCACCCAAAAAAGCCTTTCAAGTTTAGGGTTTACTGTGAATGCATGTAGGCATTGAGGAAGGTATTTCTTTGGGATGTCGTCCTCTGTAACTACCCTGTAATGCTCCTTTCTCTCAAAACACTTTATCTCTATCTGAGTCTTTCTATCCTTAGATATTCCATCTGGAGACATCCCAAGTAGCTCATTATCAGACGATTGTATCCATCCAACTTCTTGAAATTCAACTCCTGCGAACTCTTCCGCCCAAG